CCGGGAAGCACTGTTGCCGGGTCTTCTTGCTATTACCCAACGGCTTTTAGTTTTAACAACGGAAGTATTGTTCAGACCGAGGGGGGCGCTACTAGCAGTCTTCCTCGACAAGAATTTCGAGTTACTAACGTTGGTGGTGGAGTTGGAAGAGCAAACCGAATTCGATCAGGTAATGTGGGTTATTCATTCAGCACCACCAACTTGACCGCTTTAAGTGGTACATGGCGTGTTTTACTCCCCGTTTTAGCGCGTGCAAGTTCCTTTAATGCCTGCGACAACATAACAGAAGCTACAACAAACGCCACGCTTATCCAACGCATTTCGTGAGGCATAAATGAACTACACCACCGTCACCGATCTACGCTGGAACAGAGAGCACACCGCAATTGAGTGCGTAGTCACCTTTGAAGAGCTTGGCCCTGTCAACTATGGCGCGGTTCCCAACGACAACTACGCGCATGGCCGTGAGATTTACGCCCGCTGCATTGCGGGAGACTTTGGCCCCATCGCTGACTATGTGCCCGCGCCAGATGAAGGCCCGCAGCCGATCCCCAATGCCGCACCAGACCAAGCGCCAACCGTTGAAGGGGCGCAGACGCTGTGATCACTTCAGCTCCTCGCTTCACCGTCACCCAAGACGGCACCACGTTGAACATCTTTCACGCCAATAAGGGTGAGGGGCTGCCGCGTCACGACCACATTTATTCTCACTTGACCATGTGCCATGCCGGTAGCTGCATCGTGCGTAAAGCGGGCCGCGAGTTGGTAATGACCAAAGACACGCAGCCGGTTAATCTGGTGGGAGGTGAATGGCATGAAACCGAAGCGCTTGAAGACGGCACGGTGTTCGTGAACGTCTTTGCGTTTTCGCAGAAGTAAAAATACCAAAATGAGCATTGAACCTACCGCAATTACCAAAGTTGCCACCACCGCGCAATACGGCGGCAGCGGGGCCGCTGTCTACTTTGGCCTCACGGCCAACGAGATCGCGGCTTTCGGCGGCTTGATCATCGCCATCATTGGTTTGGCGGTAAACATCTGGTACAAGCACCAGCACCTGAAGATAGCTAAAGAAAAGGCGCAAGCCGAAGAGGAGTAGCCCATGCTTGACTGGCTGATTGGCTTTACCGTCGCGGCATTTCTTGTCGCATCGCTAATCGGCTTGATCAAGCTGGGTATCTGGGTGCTGATGTGACATGGACCCAATCACCGCTTTCGCGGCCGCGCAGGCCGCCGTCGCCGGAATTCAGAAAGCCATAAAGCTCGGCAAGGACATCAATGGCCTAGTGGGCGAATTTGGCAAGTTCTTCGACGCAAAGGATGTCGTCCAGAAGGCCGCGAATGACAAGGCCAAGAAGGGCCAGTCAGACACCGGCAAGGCAATGGAAATCGTGATGCAAGCCAATGCTTTGCGCGAGGCCGAAGAAGCTCTAAAGCACCAACTCGTCTACGGTGGATACCCTGAGCTGTGGGAGATGATGCTCAAAGAGCGCATGAAGATTAAGCAGGAGCGAGCCAAGGCCGAGCGAGCGGCGAAGATTGAGCGGCGCCGCGTCATGGCCCAGCGTCTGCTGGCGGCTCAGATCATCGGCGGCGCAATCGCTGTCATCCTCATCGGCGGCATCATCATCTTCATCATCAGGCAGGCAATGGCGTGAGCGACGAGAAGATCAACCACAACAGCCTAATCGAGAAGGTTCTTGGCTACGTTGATTCGCCGTTCAAACTGTTCGCCATCTTGCTCATGGCGGTCTTTGCGTTCGTGGGGTACTTTGTCTGGCAGAACCAGGCGATTCTGATTGGCGCTTACAAGGAGCAAAAGAAGCTGCCAAGCATCGCCGAGGATCGGGTGGAAGATGTAGCGGCGCATTTGTTTAAGAACACCGATGCCGCGGTGGTGGCGATCTTCAAGGTTAATCCGATGTTTGGGACCCGAGTTCTGTACAGGGCGTACACCAAGCAGGGAAGGGAGAAGGAGCACGACGGGCTGGATGTTGGACTGTTTACCTCAAACGTGAACAACAACCGAGACGTCGTGGCGCTAATGGCCGGCGAGATTCCTTGCGGCCACTACAAGACGGCGCAGTCCGAGATCGGCTTGTGGTACATGGAAAAGGGTATGACCTACGGGTGCCGCATAGGCGTTCCGCCAGAGCCTGGAAAGCTGGTGGGGCAGATTACGGTAGGCTGGAAAGAGGAGCCGCCGGATGTGGATCAATACCGCGTGCTTCTGCAAATTGCTGCAACGATGCTTTCAAGGAGTAAACAGTAAATGGAATGGCTCAAACAGATCGCGCCCACCATCGCTACAGCGTTGGGAGGCCCACTAGCAGGGATGGCCGTCTCGGCCATATCTAAGGCTATCGGCGTTGACGAGGAGAAGGTCGGCGATTTGATCGCTAACAACAAACTCACGGCCGACCAGATCGCCCAGGTCAAGCTTGCCGAGATCGAGCTTCAGAAGCAGGCTAACGAGCTGGGCCTGAACTTCGAGAAGCTGGCGGTGGATGACCGCAAGTCTGCCCGCGAGATGCAGGCAACGACGAGATCTATCGTGCCGCCGTTGCTCGCTGCAATTGTTACCGTCGGTTTCTTTGGCATTCTTGTGATGATGCTGATGGGGACGGTTGAATCCGACAACCCGCCGATCTTGATGATGTTGGGAAGCCTTGGCACCGCCTGGACCGGCATCATCGCCTACTATTTTGGATCGTCTGCTGGCTCCCAGGCCAAGACGGAAATGTTGTCTAAAGCACCGGCAATCAAATGAAAGAAAACTTCGACGAAGCCCTTAAGGCCATCCTCCACCACGAGGGAGGGTATGTACACCACAAACTTGATCCGGGCGGCATGACCAATTTAGGGGTGACCAAACGCGTCTGGGAGGAATGGGTCGGCCACGAGGTGGACGAGAAGGCGATGCGTGCGCTGACGCCTGAGATCGTCGGCCCGATGTACAGGACCAAATACTGGGACAAGATACGCGGCGACGATCTTCCCACTGGCGTGGATTACGCCGTCTTCGACGCAGCGATTAACAGCGGACCAGGCCGTGCCGCCAAGTGGCTGCAGCAAACCGTTGGCGCTGTGCCCGACGGGGCAATCGGCGCCGGCACGCTTGGCAAAGTGGCGGCGATGGAGCCTGCCGAGATCGTTGAGAAGTACCAGGCGACGCGCCTAGCGTTCATGCAAAGCCTGCCGACCTGGGAGACATTCGGCAAGGGCTGGGGCCGGCGGGTGGCGGAAGTTGGTGCCGCCGCCGAGAAGATGGTCGGATAATTCGGCATGGCCAACCTTAACCAACAGATTCAAGTTCCTGCGCCGCCCGATATCGGCTCGGCGCCGCCAGGCTACGACCGCGGCTTTGTTGATCAAAGCAACGGGGCGCTGCGCACGTTCTTTATCAAGTTGGTTAATTCAATGGCCGCGCTTTTTAGCCCGCGTGGCGGCAAGTACATCAACACGCCTTATGGGGCGTTTCAGGATTCGACGGACCAGTCTGACGGATCAACCGCGGTCGCGTACTTCTTCCGATTCAATACGACCGACTACAGCAATGGCATTTCGCTGTACCCCCGGACTACATCATTCACGGGGTCTATTGCCACCACGACGCTGACGGTGTCGGCGGTTTCCGCTGGCGCTCTTTTCCCGTCGATGCAGATATCTGGCACGGGCGTCACGGCCGGCACGAGGATCGTCGCGCAGTTGACGGGCACAACCGGCGGCGCCGGCACTTACACGGTTTCCGCGTCGCAGACCGTCACCTCCACCGCCATGACGGGCGATCTGCCTTCAAGGGTTCAGGTCGATCAGGATGGTGTCTATAACGTGCAATTTAGTGCGCAGTTCATCAACACGACCAACGACGTCCAAGAGATAGATATCTGGTTCCGCAAAAACGATGTCAACGTCGCTGACTCAAACAGTCAATTCGGCATCAAGGCGCGCAAATCAACCGGCTCGGCTAGCCGGCTGATCGCGGCGATGAACTTTTATCTGCAACTAGATAAGGGTGATTATTTCGAGATGATGTGGCGGGTCAGCGATTCAGGCGTCTCGCTCGAGCAATTCCCAGCCGTTGCGGCTAGCGGATCGACGCCCGCAATCCCGGCCACTCCGTCTATCATTATGACTGTTACTTTTGTCTCTAACAGATCGGCCTGACCATGCCTTACATCAAGCTGCAGATCCCGCCAGGCGTCTACCGTAACGGCACCGAATATCAGTCGGCTGGCCGGTATTACGACGCCTCTCTCGTTCGCTGGTACGAGGGCACCATGCGCCCGGTTGGCGGGTGGCGCAAGCGTTCCAATTCACAGATGACTGGCGCCTGCCGCGGCTTTCTGAACTGGCGCGACAACGCTGGGAACCGCTGGATTGCTGCTGGCACGCATTCCAAGCTGTACGCCATGAATGAGGCGGGCACTCTTAAAGATATCACCCCGACAGGTTTCACGGCTGGATCAGCGGACGGCGTGAGCAAGGTCGGCTACGGCTATGGCCCTTACGGCGCCTATGCTTACGGCGTGGCGCGCCCTGATACCGGCAGCTTTACACCGGCCACCACCTGGAGCCTGGATACCTGGGGCGAGTACATGGTGGGCTGCTCCAACTCTGACGGCAAGCTCTACGAGTGGCAGCTAGGTTTTTCCACGCCCACCCTGGCCGCTGCGATCACGAACGCGCCCACGGGTAACGAGGCGGTAATGACCACGTCGGAGAGGTTCGTTTTCGCTCTGGGCGCGGGTGGCAACACCCGTAAGGTGGCCTGGTGCGATCAGGAAGACAATACGGTATGGACGCCGGCGGCGGATAACCAGGCCGGCGATTTTGAGCTGACGACTGTGGGCGACATCAAGTGCGGCAAACGCATTCGCGGCCTGTCGATCATCTTTACTGACGTGGATGTACATACGGCGACCTATGTGGGTTTACCCTATGTGTACTCGTTTGAGAAGGTCGGCTCGGCCTGCGGGGTGATTTCCTCGCAAGCCGTGGCGGCGATTGAGACGGCTGCGGTCTGGATGTCGCGCTCCGGCTTCTGGATTTATGACGGATACGTCAAGCCTCTGCCGTGCGACGTATCAGATTTCGTCTTCCAGGACATCAACAACGCGCAGGCCAGCAAGATCTACGCGGTCAATAATTCCAAGTACGGCGAGATCTGGTGGTTCTACCCGTCGGCCTCCTCAACGGAAAATGATTCTTACGTTGTATATAACTACCGCGAGAACCATTGGGCTATTGGCGATCTGGCGCGTACTGCCGGAACCGACCGCGGTGTGTTCGCTAACCCACTTATGGTGTCTTCTGACGGATATATCTACGAGCACGAGGTGGGCTACGCCTACGATTCGGCGGTGCCTTTTGCCGAGTCCGGCCCGGTCGAGCTGGGCAACGGCGATCAGACGATGAGCGTGCGCCAGTTGATCCCGGACGAGCAGACGCTGGGCGAGGTCCAGGTCTCCTTTAAGGTGCGTCAGTACCCGATGTCCACCGAGACGACATACGGCCCGTATACCGCATCGCAGCCCACCGATGTGCGCTTTTCTGGCCGCCAGGTCAAGGTTCGCTACACCGGGGCGGTGCTGGACGATTGGCGTGTCGGCGTGCCTCGGATGGAGGCGATTGCAGCCGGTGGCCGTTAATGGATGAACTAGAGTTTCAGAGATGCGCCAAATACTTAGAGGCGGCATTAGAATACTCTGGAGGGACACACGGAATTGAGGATATTGCGGAGGGTGTGCGAGACGGGCGGTTTCAGTTCTGGCCGGCTCCGAACTCCGCGGCAATTACCGAGATCATTGTCTATCCGCGACTGAAAGAGCTTCATTGCTTTCTGGCCGGCGGCGACCTCGATGAACTCAAAGTCATGCGACCATACGTCGAGGCTTGGGCAAAGCGTCATGGTTGCAGCAGGTCAAC